GGGGCGCCAGCATCTCCCACGCCGGGTCCTTAAAGGGGACCAAGCTCGTGGCTGCGACAGGCAACTACTCAACCTCATGGGCAAATGAGTAGTATCGTTCGTCCGAAAAGACGTCGGCCACATTATCGGTTATGAGTCGATCACACAGATAGTCCATGTCGTAGAGGCCAATGTCGTACTTCATCATCACAAGATCTCGAAAATCATCATCCGACAGGACGAGTGGTTCATCCAGCACAAACCGGGGCAAATCACAGGGATCGACCTGTGACGACCTGGAAAACCAAGTCAAATCCCCAAATTTGAGCTGATGCGCGTCCACGCCGGTAGAGTGGAAACGATCCATGAAGGCAGTACGAAGGTAGTTGATGTGACGAAATTCGTAGGCGTAAGAAAGAGACTTTCCAGCCATGTACTCAAGGTCAGATAGGTCTTCGCGACGGTTCGCCCGCGCGTTGAACCTACAAAGGGCTTTGCCAATTAACGGGACCATGAAATACTGATTGCCTCTAACGTAGAAAAACCGGGAGAGAAAGGTGAGGTCAAGTAGGAACCTACACTCTTTTGCTACTAGATGCATACCAGCCCGTAGGCAGTGCTTAACCCATGCATCTGTTGGAACCCCGGAACTATCCACACCTACGGCAATGTCATCACCAAGGACGGCTACCTTAGAATTGAAAATTCTATACTTCTCACAGAATGAATACCACAAAGACAGGTTCCAAACAGTGTTCCTTGCCGTGGTGTCCGTGCCGCCCGTTGCAAGCTGGTTGGATATGACAGCACTTACACCGTATTCGTACGAGACGACATGGAATGTCTTTGAATTCATTCGATAGAATTTGCAAAACCATACAGGAGCCCCACAACGCTTGAGCCAGTGTCCAAAAATTTCAGCTACATCCCCTAGTTGGCTCTTATCGTTAGCCTTAAAGTCACCTTCATAGTAGCGCTCTTGACCTGACAAAAAGTCAGCAATGGCGGTGTCTTTCTCGGCATAAGCGAACATAACCCCAACCCTAGGGTCTGAAAACGTGTCTAACGCGTATTTTAATCGTTTGTTGAAAGCGTGCATGATAGGACCAGTAAGCACGTTATACTCATCGGTACCGACATAAATGATACGCGGAGCCCATGACGGGTCATTCCGTTTTAAGAGCACTTCACCCTTAACCATGAGAGACTTGGTGTTAAGGGAGCGGAAGTCCACGTCGTGGAGGTTTAAAAGCGCCCGAGCCATACGATTCTTCTTATCATAGTCAAACTTTGAAACCCAATCGAAGTAGAGTTCCATGGACCAGTCGTACGGCTGAACCTCCGGGAAGACACGGTCAGCCC